ATCGATGACACTTCTACTCTTACTGTAGAAGAAATCGCAACTGCTATTGGCAAAACTGTTCGTGGTGTTAAAACTATGCTTACTCGTCGTGGTCTGGTCGCATCAGATTATGACGGCGCTGCTCGCAAAGAGAAAGCTGCACAGTAAGTTAGTTCTTTGAAGCGGGGGATCTTCCCCCGCTTTTTATCGTTCGGGAGAAATGTGATTGAATCTAGCTAGTGCTTTTTTACAGCAGGTACTCAAGTGTCAGGACTCTGATACTTGGAGCCTTGTGCGTAAAAATTATCTGCCTAAAGAGTATCATACTCTTTTTGATGCGGTAACCAAGCACTCTGAGAAGTTTCATACGCTTCCCACTTTTGACGATCTTCATGCTGCTGTAAGAGACAGTAGTACACAAGAAAAGGTGTACGCTGTTCAGAATGGACAGGAAGTTGATTCTGATGCTTTTACACTATTACAGTATCTAAAGAATGAATACGCTCAAAAGGAGATTCTCACATCTCTCGACAAATATGTAGACTCATCAGTAGCATTTCTTGATGCCGAAGAGTCTATAAATGAGCTTCACCAGATTGTTTTGGATGTTGAAGAGAAAGTAGACATCCAAAGTCCTGAAGAGAGTATGCAAAGTATTCCTTTGTGGGAATCTGATGAAGATCTCGAGAGGTACGTTGCACTTGGTTTGAACGACGAGTACGATGGCGAGATTCGTTTCTCCCCCAGAGATTTGATTCTTGTCGGCGGCCGTCGTGGTGCAGGTAAGTCTATTACTTGTGCTAATATTGCAAACCGAGTCGTTGCCTCCGGAAAGTCTGCTATCTATTTCACTATCGAGATGGATAGCAGATCCATTCTGCAACGCTGTTGTTCAATCGCTACGGGGATACCATTCTCCAGGCTAAAGATGAAGAACTTAAATGTTGTTGAGTGGCAAAAGGTTGCTTCATGGTGGGCTGATCGTTATGTAGACGGTCAGAACCGCTTGAAAGAATATGATGATCACAGGGACTTTGATAAGTTGCATCATACACTTAAAACTAGCCACGAGCTTCTCCCGACTCAACAGCTAGACGTTGTGTATGATGCGTCTTTGACCTTACCAAAGATCAGAGCTACTTTGGACAAACAAGTACAAAGGATAGCACCTGGAATTATCATCGTTGATTACATAAATCAAGTAAAGCGTTCTTCTGCTCCCTCTCGTGCAGGTCAGTACGATTGGACAGAGCAGATAGAAGTAAGCAAAGCACTCAAGTCGATGGCTCAGGAGTATGAAGTTCCTGTATTCTCTCCTTACCAGACGGATGCGACCGGAGAAGCCCGATTTGCCAAAGGCATACTCGATGCAGCAGATGCCGCGTATGCTCTTGAGACTTGGGATCAAGAAGATCAGTGCGTTACTTTTAACTGTGTAAAAATGCGATCAGCCTCCATGAAGTCCTTTACCTCCACAATGAACTGGGAAACTCTACAGATAGGCCCAGAAACCGCACTGTCCCCTAAAGAAAAAGAAGATGCGGACGTAAAAAGCGAAGAGAATATAGACGACATCTAAAAATATTTCTTGACACTTCTGTTATTTTTTAGTATAATATACTATTCAATAACAGGAGTAGTCATGTTAGTTTATACAAATACCGCTTACAGACCCCTCTCTCGTAATCGTAAAAAACTGCCAAAAAAGCCTCGCAGAGCCAAGCCTGTGTGGAAGCCTTATGTTCCTAGTAATAAGGTTTTTCGCCCGGATACTCCCGACTATCCATCACGCACTAGCCTGGTTGGTAGTTGTGAGAAAGCAAACGACGATTACAAAAAAGAAATATCCAAGAAGTACCCAGTAGCTCCTGCATACAACAAAGGAGCCTATCAAGTTATTTCAAACACAAACATTGAAGATATTGGCAAATGACAGTAGAAGAACTACTTAGTAGTAAGAAAATAACCTTTCAGCCAAAAGGTAAAGATTTTTTAGTTAGTTGTCTGAATCCAGATCATGCAGATAGAAATCCGAGCATGAGAGTGGATCAGATTACTGGAGTGTATAACTGCTTTTCTTGTGGATTCAAAGGAAATGTGTTTACTCTTTATGGTGAAAAGGTAAGTCAGTTACAAATACGCAGAGAACTTCTGAGAAGGAAAATTATCGAGAAACGTGCGGAGACTGTAGGCTTACCTTTTCCCTCCAATTCAGTTCCTTACATTGGCAATTGGAGACAAATCAAACCAGAAACATACAAACACTTTGAAGCCTTTCAAAATGGAAGCAGTGACCATGTGGGAAGAATCGTATTTCCCATTCGAGACATATCAGGAAAGATAGTAGCCTTCAACGGCAGACACACCACAGGTGGAGACCCTAAGTATAAAATCTCTCCTCCAGGTGCAAAGCTGCCTCTTTTTCCTGCAGTATCTGCACGGAACGGGAAAATAATGCTTGTCGAAGGCATCTATGATATGATAAACTTATATGATAAAGGAATAAAGAATGTAGCGTGTTGTTTTGGCACAAAGAACATTTCAGAAGATAAATTATCCTTGCTCAAGATGCAAGGAGCCACACAAGTAGACATCTTCTTTGATGGTGATGATGCAGGACAAAACGCTGCGGAAACAATAAAAGCTATGTGCGAGAAAGCTGGTCTCTTTTCCAGAAACGTATTTCTCAAGAATACTGACCCTGGAGCACTTAGCGAATCTCAGGTAAAGAAACTGGAGACTAAATTATATGGCTAGAGTTGCCTTAATAGAAACTAAACCAAGTAGAACAAACTATTCAAAAGAATTTGATAACGCTTTTGACTTCGAGCAGTTTCAACTCTGCTCAGACCCTACAATCAAAAAAGTCTTAAAACGAGACTGCGATCTTGATATTGATACTTCGCTGTACGACTGGATAATTCTAGTAGGTAGTGAAGCATTGAAATACTTTACAAAAATAACTTCTGTAACAGAATATTCTGGAAAGCTCGTAGAAGATAAATTTCTGCCTGTTATAAATCCATCAATGCTTGCCTTCAAACCAGAGGCTAGAAAGACTTGGGAAGATTCCAAAACAAACATCATTCAGTACATTAGCGGAGAAAAAGTGGACGCAGTGATAGATGACTCTATCGCTTTTGGTATACAAGACACGGAGACTGCTAATGAATTTCTTAGAAAAGCAATTGCACACGATAACGAATACATTGCACTTGACAGTGAAACTACTGGTCTATACCCTCGTGACGGGTATATGCTTGGTATTTCTCTATGCTACGATGGCAGCACTGCCGCCTATCTAGATACTTCTGTCTTTGATGAAACTACAGAAGATCTTATGCGAGAGCTGTTCGTCAAGAAAACTGTAGTATTTCACAATGCCAAGTTCGATATTGCATTCTTTGAGTATCACTTCGATGTTAAATTTCCAAACTTCGAGGATACAATGCTGCTTCACTATTTGATAGATGAGAATCCGGGCACACACGGACTCAAGCAGCTTGCTATCAAGTACACTGATTATGGTGATTACGAGAAGCCAATGTATGATTGGATAGATCAGTATCGCAAAGAAAACAAAGTACTCAAGAATGACTTCTGCTGGGAATGGATTCCCTTTGACGTAATGAAAGTCTATGCAGCAATGGATGCTCTAGTTACTTTTATTATCTTTGAAAAGTTCAAGAAGATCAAGCAAAATCCTAAACTCAAAGCAGTTTATGATAACTTACTCATTCCAGGTACTCGATTCTTGATAGGTATTCAAGACAATGGTGTGCCTTTTGATGCAGAGCGTCTGTCATTTGCACAAGAACTCATGCAGCAAGATATAGACAAAGCAATTTCTACATTGTATGAAAATCCTGCAATAGAAAAATTCGAGGCTATAAATGGTAAAGACTTTAACCCTAATTCTACTGTGCAACTCCGTTCTCTTCTGTTTGACTTTCTTGGTCTTAACCCGGTTGGAAAAAAGACTGGAACAGGAGCAGACTCGACGGATGCAGAAGTACTCAACATACTTGCAAGAGAATCTGAAGTACCTGGACTTATCTTGGACATACGTCAAAAGTCCAAAATTAAAAATACTTACTTGGACAAGATCATACCACAGCTTGATAGAGACTCTCACCTCAGGACTGGATTTAATTTACATGGTACAACTAGCGGTCGGCTTAGCTCTAGCGGTAAGCTTAATATGCAGCAAATTCCTAGGGATAACCCTATAGTCAAAGGCTGCATCAAAGCATCTGAAGGCAACAAGATTGTTGCTATGGACTTGACTACTGCTGAGGTTTATGTTGCAGCTAAACTTGCACAGGATGAAGCACTCATGGATGTGTTTCGTTCTGGCGGAAACTTTCACAGTACAATTGCTAAGACTGTATTCAAGCTACCTTGTGCTGTAGAAGAAGTTGCAGATCTATACAGTACCGAACGTCAGGCTGCTAAAGCTGTTACCTTCGGCATTATGTATGGTGCGGGTGCTAAGAAGATTAGTGACGAAGTGACTAAAAGTTCTGGAACAATATTCACTAAGAGTGAAGCACAAGAAGTCATCACTGACTATTTCAACACTTTTCACAGCCTGAAAAAGTGGATTACTTACAATGAACGATTCATCGAACAGAATGGGTTTATCTACAGCTTTTTTGGTCGTAAACGGAGATTACACAATGTCCATTCCACGGATAAAGCTATCCGAAGCCATACGATTCGTTCTGGTCTCAACTTTTTGGTTCAGTCTACTGCTTCTGATATCAACCTTCTTGGTGCAATAGATGCTCACAACCACATAGAACAAAATGGTATCAAAGCAAAAATATTTGCACTTGTACACGACTCAATTCTTGCAGAAGTTGTTGAATCAGATATTGAAGATTACTGTGAGATACTGAAGCATTTTGTACAGTTAGATCGTGGTGTAAGTATTTCTGGCGCTCCAGTTGGATGTGACTTTGAGATAGGCGAAGACTACTCAATGGGTAAGTTTAGCAAACAATATGGTTCGAACAATTAAAACCCTATCTTCTATACAGTTTCCTGTCTATTTACTGCCTTCCTCTGATTGGGAGGTAGTAGATG